TAAGCTCGGCTATACTGCCAATCGATGAAGCCGACGACCGGATGGGGGAACTTGTCCTTCTGGGCTATCGAGCAAACTGCCATTGAGCATGTCTGCGTATTGCCCACGCCCTTGAGCTTGATGGAATTGCGAACGTGGTCCTTGGTGAGGTCGAGAGATACGGGATGCTTCGCAAGAATGATCTTCGCCCACGCCTCGATGACTTGGGGCTTTCCATCTACGCCCAAGACATGGAACCTGAAACAGTGCCGGTGCTTTCGTGTCGGTTTGCGCTTTCTCACGATCTATCCTCCATCTCGTCAGCGAGTTTGATCCATGCTGCCGCAACCTGACGAGCCATCGCGACTATCTCCCTGGTTATTGGACCGGAATACACCGCGAAGCTGCGCGCCTGATCCGCCCTCATCAGGAAAGCGCCGCGGTAATTTTCCGGCTCTACCTCGTCTTCGACATCTGGTTCGTAGTCCCGCACGGGAAGCCGGCGGACCTTGCCATCGAGCCCAATCCGCTCATCAACTGACACAGGTGTGTCAGTTGTCTCGCGGGCTCTACGAACGGTTTCGTAGCTAACGCCCACTTCATCAGCGATCGCTCGATTGGACTTCTGCGGATTCTCTGCCACGGCCTTTGCCGCGCGCTCGCGCGCAGGCACATACGGCGAGCCGCAGTCGCATGTTGCCTCGGCCGCTGCGCCGCATTTGGTACAAGAGAGCGCGAGGCGCTTATGGGGCCGCTGAATTTGAATGACGGTCATTTGACCTCCGTTATCTTGGTGCCGGGATAAAGCGCCTCCACGAGCTTCCGCTTGATGCGGTATTCGCGCGTGCGCACGCCCTTGACATCTTCCACGACGCGCCTGGCGCCCTCGAAGTAGCGGAAGTCGGCGATGTATTTGCAAATCTTGAAGCCGTTGATCTCGATCAGATAAGCGGGCTGCAGTTCGAGTTTGCGGATGTATCCGCCGCGCTCGAGCAGCTTCAATTCTCCGTAGCGCTTGGCTTCGCGCTTACTCGCGAAAACGATCCCATCGACCGTCGTCTTGACGGCGCGATATTTGGACGGCCGCTTGTCGGGCGGCACGCCAAACGGTCTATCGACCATTGACGGAATGGACAGGTTCGGCCCCGGTAGCAGTAGATCGCCCCAGCCCCCTGGGGTGTAGGACGCGCCTAGAACAATTGCCCGATAGAATTGCGGGTTTGACCCGTCTTGATTTCGTTCAGTTATTTCTGACTAACTAACGATCATGTTTAGTGAGTTCCAAGTATTAGCCTTGTGGATTCCAAATCACCGTCGCTTATCGACGTGTATTTTTTCCAAATGTGTATCATTTTGGTCTTGTATTCTTTTGGACACACGGCCCAGAATACCTCCGAAAATAAATAACAACTTCGGGGAGTATTATGGGAATTGTATTGGAATTTACTCATTCAGCTGCCTCCGACAGGCCGGTGGCAAAATCGTCGGCAGTGACGCGATTGGCCGTGACGAAGCGGAAAGCGACTGCCAAATCCTTCGACAGCCACACTTTCCCACGACGCAACCTGGAAACAGTCGTCCTGTCACAGGAAACGCCGGCTTCCCTGAGCTTTGCAGCCATTCCTTCGTCGTCGAGCCCTTCGAGAGCCATGAAATCTGAAAGCTTCATAGTCCCCAATGTGCATCGGGTGCACAACGAAGTCAAGAGGGATCGTGCATGGAGCGTTATAGAGATTCAGACTGACGACGTGCACAATACGCACATGGCATCAGCTAAACGAAAAGCGGTTATTGCGCGCGAAGGCGCCCCTTGGGGAAAGAATTTCCTGCGAGAATGGCGTGAGCACCGAGAGCTTTCGCTCCAAGAGGCTGGGCGTAAAATGGGATTTTCCCACAGCCAATTATCGAGAGTTGAGCGCGGCCTTCAGCCCTACAGTCAGGACATTCTAGAGGCGGCATCGCGAGTGTACTCCACATCCGTTTACCAAATTCTATATGCGCCGCCAGACCTAAGCCCCGGCGATGTCCTCGACACCATCAGCCGCTCCCTTAAGGTGGGCCAAAAATAAATGTGCATAGGGCGCACATTTAGCGGTTGACATCCATGTGCACCTGATGCACAGTGCTCTCCGTCAACTCGGAGGGCATTCCATATGACCCGCGCAGACATCTTCGGCAGCATTACGCTGCTCGCAGGCGTGGCGATCCTGATCTACGGCTGGGCCGGCATCATCGCCACGGTGATGCGATGAACACCCAGTCCCCCCCCTCCACGATACCGCCAGGACGCGCTCTAGAGGACGCCTATGCGTGTTTCCTGCTCGCCGCTTCCGGGCTGCGCCCGCGTGCGCTGAACGTGCTCAATAGCCCCGCAGCGCTGCGAAATCGGGCCTGTGAGATCGACGCCCTGATCCTCTCATTCCAGGGCTTGATGACGACGCTCCTTGAGGACACGGCCCAGCATTTCGCACTGTCCCGCCGGCTGGATGATATCGCCGTTGACTGCCTGTCCGATATGGCGAGCGAGCTGCGCGCCTACCTCGTCGAGTCCATTCAGGACACGGCGTCATGAGCCGCCACATCCCTTACCACACCTCGGCAGAACCGCCGATCTACATCCGCCAACGGCGCGTCCGCAGAGTGCCGAACTGGAACAGCATGGGCATCATGCTGGTGATCATCGCCTTCTGGTGGATCATCGCATTTTTGGTGTTCCGATGAGTGTTCCCATCGACATAGTGCTCCGCGTCCTGCGGCGATACCCCACGGGCGTCACCACGAAGATGCTTGCAGCCGAACTTGGCATGGACCCGCGCGCCCTCGCCAGCAAGCTGGGCAAAATCTGGATGTGGGGCGGCCCGGTCGATCGCGAGTTCGGCCCGCGTATCAACAACCATATGTCGCAATCGATCTGGAGACCGCGATGAACGCCTTAACCCAAGTCAAGGCCGGCGAGATTATTGAGGCAGTAATAGCCCGCGGCGACATCGCCAATCTGACGGCCGAGGAACGCGCTAGATATTATACGAAGGTCTGCGAGTCGGTCGGGCTTAATCCGATGACGCGGCCTTTCGAGTACATCACCCTCAACAGCAAGCTTACGCTCTATGCCCGCAAGGATGCCACCGACCAACTGCGGCAAATCCATAAGGTGTCGGTTATCGACCTGACCGAGAGCGAGCGCGAAGGCGTCTTTGTCGTGACTGCCAAAGTGCAGAATGGAGAGGGTCGAACCGACATCGCAAAAGGCGCGGTCAACATCAACGGCCTCAAGGGCGAGGCGCTCGCGAATGCCCTGATGAAGGCTGAAACGAAAGCCAAGCGCCGCGCGACGCTATCGATATGCGGCCTGGGCTTCCTGGATGAGACTGAGATCGAGGACATTCCCGCAGCAGCCAAGGCAGAGCCCAAGCGCTCGACCAGCGTGCGCGAGATGATGCGCGATGACATCAAGGAAATGGGCGGCCTGTCAGAGCAGGAGATGCGCGAGCTTTATATGTCGCTCCTGGGCGAGCTCAAGGAAGCGGCGCCCGATGAACTTGAGCAATGGGCGGCCACCAATGCCGAGCGCATCCGCAAGCTCCCCATGGGCTGGCAGGGCACGCTCAAGCGCAATATCGAAAAGCGCCGGCCTACGGTCGTCATCGAGCCGCCGCACGACATGGAAACCGGCGAGATAATCAACGATACAGTTCGGGTCGTATGGGAAGAGAACGGCGAGCGCCCGGCGACCGTGGATGACTTTGGCATCCCGGAAGCACTCAAGCGGTTTACAGCCACCGAAGAGGCTACATGGTTCGAGTTCGTTCAGTCAGCCGTTGCTTCGACTAAAGACCGAACCTCGCTAGTCAATCTGCGGGTGTCGGCCCTCAATCCTGAAGTGCGCCGCAAGGTGTCAACAAAGGTATGGGGAAATGCGAATGCCGCCTTTGAGCAAAGGCTGCAGGCGCTCTCATGAGCGAGACCTGGGCAGAGCACTTCAGGCTGGTCGCCAAGGATTGGGTCGCGAAGGATGCGGCTGCAAGCATCCTGGAGGAAACAAAGTCGGCCGTGCTCGCCCAGATGATGATTTCGCAAGGCGACATGCCGGTTTCTCGCGCTGAGATGCAAGTCAAAGCCTCGCCAGAATGGAAGGACCACATTCTACAGATGGTTCAGGCGCGGGAGGCTGCCAACCTGGCCAAGGTCAAGCTGGAATACATGCGGATGAAGTTTTCTGAATGGCAATCGCGTGAGGCAACAGCTCGAGCTGAGCGGAGAGTGGCGTGAGACAGGAATTTCCCAAGCGGGTCAAGCTCGATGCATTCCAACGCGCGAATGGACGTTGCGAGAAATGCACCGCTCCGCTGTTTCCCGGTCGCTATCGATACGACCACATCAAGCCAGATGCCTTCGGTGGCGAGCCGACATTGGAGAACTGTCAGGTCATTTGCTTGAACTGCGATGCACCGAAAACCTATGGCGAGGACATTCCGGCTATCGCAAAGAGTAACCGAGTGCGCAATCGCCATCTCGGAATCAGACGGACGGCTTCGCGTCCTCTGGCCGGCACCAAAGCCAGCGGATGGAAGCGCAAAATGAATGGAGCGATTGAGCGTCGATGAAACGGGGAGGCACCCATGCATTCGACCGATATCAAGCCGGGAGAAATCTACCGGCTGCGTCCAAACTACCGCGGTCCAATCACTCTCATGCGAGTCATTCGTGTAAATCCAGATGCGCCGTATCGCGGAGGTTCTGTAATGGCTTCGCCCATCCGGGACAACGGCACGCTGAAAGCACCGGAGACATTCTCGGGCTATTACTTTGCGCAGCGTATCAATGATGTGATGCGCGGTGATCGATTAATAGCGCGCTGACAACAAGGATGCGGCGAATAGCATGAGACATCAACACAAACGCACTGAGAAGCTCTTGAAGGCGGTTGCTACAACCCGCAAGGGCACGATCAATCGCCGGATTATCATGGTCTTGGTCGACAACGGCAAGGAGTACAAACTTCATGCCACCAAGGGCTATCGCTGCACGCGAGCCTAACGGCAGCATTCGGGAATTCAGCGGCAAATAGGAGAACTGGAATGGTCGACAATCAGCACAAGCAAATCAAGGGCTACCGCGATCTGACGGAAGTCGAGATCGGCGCGATGAACGACTGCAAGCTAGTCGCCGTCGAGGTCGGAGTCCTCTGCGACAAGATTGCGAGCATGACCGGCGTCGATCAGCGCTGGGTCGCGATCGGCCGCACCGATCTGCAAAAGGGCTTCATGGCCCTCATCCGAGGCATTGCGCGGCCCGAGACGTTCTAACGGCCGCATTCGCGGACAGGGCGGCGGAATGAATGGGCCCGCTTTGGTATCTGACAAGGGATGGCGACAAGTCTTGCCTGGAACTCTATGAGCGTCACTACAGCTGCAACCGATACGCGGACGGCCGGACGAGAAGTCAGTTCGTCGGCCCCGGACAGGTCATCGCGCTCCGCACTGGAGACGCCGATGCGCTCTTTGTTTGGCGAAAGTACATCGACGACACTCAGCCAAAGCAGCACGGGGTCGAGTGCGCCGTGTTCCGAAACGAAGCGCCGGCCCGCTACAAAAGTTCCGAGCTTGTCCGGCAGGCTGACGCAATCGCTGATCACTGCTGGCCTAGTGAGAGGCATTACACCAAGGTCAATCCGTCAGCAGTCCGGAGCGCGAATCCTGGATATTGCTTTCTCCGGGCCGGCTGGCGGCGCTGTGGATACACCAAGGGCGGATTGCTCATCCTCGAGCGAACTTGAGACCGCCGCATCTGCGGAAGGGGCGGCCGAATGACTGAGCACACACCAGGGCCTTGGACCGTTGAAGAGTACGGGGACGACGATTGCCCGGCTCTCGTTATCCATCGGGACAGCGAAAATCGCGTCTGCTTTATGGCAACGCCTGGAAGCCACGGCGACCCCGCGAAGATCGAGGCCGATGCATACCTGATCGCCGCCGCGCCTGATCTGCTGAGGGCACTCCAAGACATGCTGGCGTGGGCTGGCACTCCGCAGGAGCAGGCAAGTCCATCCTGGATAATTGGCGCTTGCCAGCGGTCCCGTGACGCCATCGCCAAGGCAAAGGGGCGGCGAAATGAGTACTGAGCCGCTTCGAAAGGGCATCAACCTCGAAGAGATTGGGGAGGGATGGCTTGCGCTCGGGAGCGATGGCCAAGGGCTCGAGGTCTTCAAGGGCGATTTGATTGCCAAGCTCAATGCACCTACGCGCAAGGACCGAGTGGATACGGCTCATTTAGCCCGTCTCAACGGTACTGACTTTGTGCAGTGGTACGGACGAAAATCTGATGGTCGGTTCTGGCCGATAGGTCGGATTATGAGACTTACCGAAGTCGGAAAGGCCGCACTTTGTAAAGGACCGTCGGAATGAGAGACCCCTTAGTTGATCCGCGACCAGGAGATGTCGTGCGATCATCATATGCGACGATCGGAGAGCGTCATGTCACCGGAGTTTGGGACTGCGGAGTTAATTATTGGCGCGTCCTACCGACAGGCAAGCGATACCTGGGACATTGCCTCCCTGTGATTTGGCAGAAATGGTGCAGATCGCATCGGGCGACTGTGGTTCAGATCGCTTCTGATTGAGATGCGGCGGATTCACCATGATCATTGACGCGCTCTATAACCCACCTGTTCCGGACTGGAACGAACTTTCAAATGAGGACAAGGCCGCCATCCAAGAGGCATGGGAGATTCATTCTTGCCCCCACTCTTGCGGCGGCGAGGTGCTTTATGTCTACGAAGCAATTCGAGATGCGCTAAAGGCTCGCGAGCAGCGCGTGTTCGAGGCGACGATGGCGGGACCGCCGCCTCCTTCTGCAATGCGGAACTCCGAATGACCGATCTTTTAACCATGGATGATGTGGCCAGCCGGCTTCACAAGAGCCGCCGATGGTTGCAAGCTTGGCTTCGTGACCGGCCGATCGGGAGGCTGGCCGGGCGCACCCGCCTATTCACGCCCATGGATTTGGCCCAGATCATCCAGGAGCTGCCATGCCCCTTAAGCTCGTCGCGCCGCGCGAAGGCAAGAGCCCGAACTGGACGATCCGCGGCACCTACCTCGGGCGGTACGTTAACCGAAGCTCTGGCGCTGGCAAGCGAGCGGTCGCCGTCCAAGTCCTCAAGCAGATCGAGCGAGAGATCGAGCGTGGTGAGTTTTCCGAACCGGGCGAGCCGACCTTCGCGAGCGCAGCCGCGGCCTACATGAGGGCCGGCGGCGAGCGCACGTACCTCAAGAAACTATTGGTGCATTTCGGTGAAACGCCACTCAGCAAGATTGATCAGAGTGCAATCGATTCAGCAGCAGCTTGCCTCTATCCGAGTGCGACTCCTGCCACTCGCAATCGGTCTGTCTATACCCCCATTTGCGCAGTCCTGCGTGGCGCGGGCATTAGACTCGATCTCCGTCGCCCTAGAGGAGCTGCGGGTAACAAGGCGACTTCTTGGCTATGGCCAGAACAAGCCGAGGCGATCTTCGCGGAAGCGGGAAAGCTCGACAAGGAGTTCGCCGTCCTCCTGATCGTGCTCTGCTATACGGGCATGAGGCTATCGGAAGCACTCGGACTGACCTGGAACGATGTGAGGTTGCAAGATGGATTCGCCTACGTACCTGAGACGAAAAACGAGGAGCCTCGCGCTGTGTTTCTTCCGCCAGTGGCCGTGGCTGCGATGGGAAATATCTCGAACGATAGAAGCGGGCGAATTTTCCCATTCGCTAAAGGGGGCCATATTTATTCACTTCTCCGTGCTGCGGCGTTCAAAGCAGGTGTCGATCTGCCCGAGCGCAGTGCCTTCCACATCTTCCGACACACCTACGCCACCTGGATGCGCCGATACGCCGGCCTCGATGAAAAGGGCCTGATGGCAACGGGCGCTTGGAAGGATCGAAAGTCTGTGGACCGCTACACGCACACGGTCGTTTCGGAAGAGGCGCGGAAGGCCGCGCTGCTGCCGACCCCGCGTGGAAAATCGGTGGCATAGGTCGAAAACAATGGAATTCCATTGCAATTACAATGTCGCGCACCCCCTTGGTAAGGGGGAGGTCGTAAGTTCAATCCTTACCGGCAGCACCATGAGAGCCCGATTTTACGAGGCTTTCTACGCTCTCTATCCAGAAGCATCGCGCAGCTACGCGCGAACGGACACGGAACCGCGCAAGTCCACCGGTGGCAAATCGGTGGACTCTGTTCACGGGAGGTTCGCGTGACCAACCGAGAAATCCGGCAGGTTCAATGCGAACTGCTCGCGTGGCTCGAACATCAGCCGCGCGCCGTCAGCGGCATCGGCGGTGTGGTCGCCATCGGGCTCGATAACGCGATGCGGTTCGGGACAACGCCGGCAACGCTTTGGTTGCTTGCCGGTGACGTTGAGCGGCTGGCCAGCGCCGCCTCTGATGAGGATAAGTCAGGTCATTGATATCATTGAGATGAGGGCGAATAGGATGGACAGAATAGGCATCATCGTTTTTTACATTCCGTCGTGGAGACTCAAGGCGTGGATTGCCCGATTGATCGGCAAGCCTGTGCCCGGAGGATGGACAATCGGAACTCGCGTCATGATCTTTGACCCGTTGGTTGACGATTGAGCGCCTATCGGTCGGGTGCGGCGAATAGGAAGATCAATGCGCGGGTATGCTGCGATAGGCTTAATCGGCCCGAAGATCGAGGCCAACGTCGGCGGCGCGCTTCGAGCGGTAGCCTGCTATGGGGCGTCCTTAATCGTTCTGGAAGCCCCTCGCTTTGAGCACCGCTCGACCAATGTCACTAAGACGCAGCGGCACATCCCGATGATCGTGGGCGCTATCTGCGAGCACCGCCCCTACGATTGCCCTTTGGTCGTAGTGGAGATTGTCGATGGCGCCAGACCTCTTCCCGGATTCATCCACCCTGAGCGAGCAATCTACGTGTTCGGCCCGGAAGACGGATCGGTGCCTCGCCGCATATTGCAGCGGGCGCAGCACGTCGTTTCCATCCCGACGCGCTACTGCATGAACCTCGCCGCAACAGTCAACGTGGTTCTGTACGACCGACTGTCGAAGCAATCGGCAGCATTTCAGTAGTCAGCGGCGAATAGAAGTGGGGTCACCAAGATGTCTGACCAATTTGTAGTGCATCGCCTGCGTTCGAAGCCCATCGAATATACGGTCAAGATCAGGCATTTCGTCGCCGCCGGAGAATGGCAGATTGGTGTGACTGTGCTCGACATCGCTGATGATGACTCCGAGCAGAGATGTCGGGTGGCGGCCGATCTTCGCTGCGCCGCAGAGATTTTGGAGGGAAATAAATGTGGCGAGACATGCTGAATGATCCACCGCCGATAGGCGAAATGGTCTGGCTCTGGTCCGGGTGTTGGCGTCACGCCTTCCCAGGCTGCCGCGTAGGCGAGATCGGGGAATGCTGCGTCGACACCTGTGAGCCGGAGGCGAAGGGATGGAAATGTTTTGCATCCCATTGGATGCCGCTTCCAATCCCGCCGGACGCTTTGTAAGCGACGCCTCTCAGTAGATCAGCGGCGAAAACGGAGGCGGTATATGGAAAGGTTAATCAGGCAGATCGAGGCGACGACCGGCCCGGATCGCTTCTTGGATGGCCAGATTGCGACAGCGGTTGATTTGCCCGTTCCGCGTGATCCGGTTGGGTGGCCCCCGGCGTTCACCGCGTCCGTAGATGCCGCTGTGACACTTGTCCCGTCAGATCGGAGTTGGGAGTTGCGCAGCGCTATCCCGGGCTGCGCGGATGACTGCTGCGAAGCCGAATGCAGGTCGTGGGATGACGATCATTCTATATCGCAGGACTGTTCATCCGGGAGAGGCGCTACGCCAGCGTTGGCGCTGTGTGCTGCCGCCTTAAAAGCGATCGAGTGGGACCGCAGTCAGGGCTGACGAACCGCCGCATCCATCACATAGGCAACGGAATGAGCGAATGGCAGCCGATGAAAACCGCCCCCCACGATCGAACGATCTGGGTCTATTCCGCGACGGATTGCAGCGATTGGGTAAAGCCACGACTTGCTACGTGGCAAACGCCAGTGGGCTATCCGGGGGAATTCTGTGAGGAAGGGAGCGACTGCACCCTGCATGAACCGAAATGCTGGTGCGAGGCTATCATCCCAAAGTCGCCAACCGCCGCAGATATCAAAGAACCGGCCGCTCCCGGTGAGAAGGCGGAGAACTCGAAATGACCATGACCCGCGCGTGCCCAACGCCCCACGAATGCTCAGTAGTTCTTGATCTGCAGGCCGAGCTCGAGCGGCTGCAGGAGCTTCTGCGCGGCGTGGGAGCCAACCGCTATTGGGAAGGCCGCTGGCGGGACGAGAAGGCCGATAATGAGCGCCTAGCGGCAGCTCTCGAAGAGATCAGCCGCGAATATCCGTCGCCTAGCCGGTTCAGAGCCGGCAATATGGCACGCGCCGCCCTTGAGCAGAAGGCGGACAAATAATGCACTGGACCAATGGAGAGCACGCCGCAGACCTTCGTCACGCCGTTAAGGCGGAGCGGGAGCAGTGTGCAGTCAAGATCGAGCGGCTGACCAAACTACTCAAAGATGCGGCCGAATATCTCACATCGTCTTATTGTGACGAAGGCTATTGGATCGACACTGGCGCAATGGAAATCGTCAAAGCAGTGGATGCTCTTGGGCAGAAGGCGGACAAATGAACATCGACGATCACCCCCTGCGATATGCGAAGATTACCGACGCCATAGAGGCGATCCTATTCAGGAGGTCTCTAGAGAAAAGATTAGGCGGTTATGTTCTCGAAACCGCCATCGAGATTGCCGAGTCCATAGTTGGGACGCAACGCGACGCCCTTGGGCAAGATGCGGAGGACCGGAAGTGATCTACGAACTACGCGCTAAGCCGATACCGACCAGTCCCACGCTGCTTGCCGCCCTTGAGAGGGCAAAAAACCATGTGATGACGGCAGAGGAAAAGGGCGCCCAGCGAAAGTCATGGGTGATCGGGGAATTTATGCTCGAGCACCCCGAGGCGACTCGCGAATATGCGGAAGAGATTTACGCGAAGGTCACCGGGGTCTGAATCAGCAGCAGACAAGAGAGAGGCGGCGAAATGATGGAAGTCTACGTTTGCACCGACCATGACGGGCACTTCCCGGTCGGGGTTTGCTCCGTGGTGGTCGCCCATTCCGAGGCAGAGGCCCGCGGCTTGCTCAAAGCCGAGCTGCATAAGCTTGTCCTGGACGAGAACAAGCCATTCACCTTGCGGCGGCTAAGCCTAGAGTCGCCCAAGGCCTTCGTGCTGTTGGACGGGGATTATTGAATCGGCCGCTGTTGCCTAAGCTGCATCCTTCCGCAGAAGCTCTTTCAAGTCCTTCTGTAGCTCATCGAATCGTCTACCCTGCGCCATCATGCGCTCGTCCATGACGTTCATGCGCCCGCTATGATCGGCCAAGGTAATCAGCACCTTCTGCAGTTCCTTGATCTCGTTCGTCTGGCCGGTCATGACATCCTGCATGGCGGTCACCTGGGTCTTGAGGACTTTGGTATCAGCTTTGATAGCCCATACGAAGCCAATGAAACTGATCAGGGTCACCCCGATGGTGATCCAGTGTCCCATATCTAACATCGGGGTGACCTATCTTGTTCCAGAGATCAAAAGCCAAAGTGCCGGTTGATGCTCAGGCGGAACTCGTTGTCACCGGTCTGTGCGGTCGGAATGCCGGCCACGTTGCCCGATGTGCCGCCCTGGTTATAGCTGTAGTGCAGGATGTCGGCATTGAGCGTGACGTTTGTCGCCAGCAATGCCTCGACACCAGCGCCAGAGACAAGCGCCGGCTGGCTATGCCGCCATTCCTCGCCCACCACGATATAGGGGGTCATCAGCGATGCAAGGAACTGCTGCGGCAGGGTCGGCGCAGCACTGCCGGTCGTGGCAGCACCGAACGCAGAGGCCAGCGAATACCCGAGCCGCGCCTTGACGCCGTAGGTCAGCCGGTCGCGGAAGTTGGTCGGCACGCCTACCGTGGTCTGCGCATTGAGCGACATATCGGTGTCGAGGTCGGCAAGGATGGCCGCGTACCATTGGCCGTTCCAGAACTCATAGCCGACCTGGCCGCCGATCCCGAGGCCGTTCTGCGCCAGTCCGGTAAGGCCGGTGCCGACGATATCGAAGTTGCCGCCCGCGTTCGCGATGTTCGCACCGACGAAGAAGCCGGTGCAGCTCGTGACGGTGCAGGGCGTGGACCGCGTATAGACCGGCGCCTTGACCGCCATGGGCGACACATCAGCCGCCGAGCTCGGGGAGGCTAATCCAAGTAGGATCGCCACCAGAAACATGCCACCGACCACCTTTGCGGTCTCGGGCACTTTCTTCATGTCCCAATGATTGTATACGGCAAACACGATGCCGACCAATCCGCTCAAGAATGCCGTCATGTCACCGGCAGAGAAACCATACTTGGCCACGACCGGCGCGAGCATAGCGACAGTCGGGCCGACAAGATTCATCATTTCGTCCTTGTTCATAGATCGTCCCTTTTGTTGATCAGCCGCCAACGCCAAGGTCGCAGCCGAAGTGCCAAAAAAAATGAACCATCAAGCCGCCGAAGAACATTCCCCAAAGGCCGATGCTCAGCGGCCATTTGGCCCCGGCCGTTGCAATCGTGCGCGATAGTGTCCACTGCCGATCTGGGTGCTTGAGCGCGTAGGTTTCAATCAGTGTGAAGCTACCGATTGCGAGCGGAAACCAAACTGCAAGCCACATCCAGGTCAGACTCATGACGGCACCGCCATCTTGAGTGCTGCAGCCTGAATACGTGCGCTTCTCGCCAGCCAGTCGCGACCGAAGTATTTGAAGCCATTCAGGCCGCGGTAGACTTCCTCGCGCCGGTTCGTGAATGCGCGGATGACCAGCGGCACGCCGCGGATGGCCGCTACGGCGGCGGTGGTCGCCGGTCCCCAATCGCCATCGTTCTGTAAGCTAAGGGCGACCTGCAGGATGCGGACTGCCTCAGTTGCGCCTTCGTTCACCGAAGCATCGAAAAAGCACAGGTCAAGCCCGGTCGGCAGTCTTGGACAGTGAGGCAGCCAATAGTTCGTCTCGTAAATCTCGTGGCCTTCGTCCTGCGTGAGCTGGCGCACGTCGCGCACCGGATCGCCACAGTAGCGGCGATAGGCGTCATACTCGCGCTGAATGATGCCGCACATGGTCTCCCCGCCAGGGTCGTGCGCGTCATTGGAAAAGTTCTTCGGATTGCTCCAGTCAGTCGGGCAAGGGCATTCCTCGGCCAGCGTGAACGGCAAGCAGATGTCAAAGCGGTCGGTCATGCGCCCACCTTTGGAATGAGGCAGTAGATGCGGCCACCAGAGCCGATGAACAGGATGTATTTGTCGAGCGGGTTGCCGTACTTGGCCTGCAGCTTGGAGCGCGGCACGTCGATTTCTGTGCCGTTCGGAATGATGTCCTTGCCATCGATAATCTTGGTGGCAATCGAGCCATCGGGATTGTCGCCAGTCAGTTCAACCTCAAATGCGTCGGCCTCGCCGCAGCATGACTGATATGGATTCTCCGGCTGCATGACGGATTGGAACCATTGCCGGATTTCCGCAGGTTCATCCGCCCATTGCGGGCTGGGGCGCGCAAGCGCCGCCGTGGCGGCAAGCGCCGCTAAAGCGCAAATTATTGATTTCATCAGATTATCCGCAGGATAAATGGGAGCGTCATGGCGGGAGAAAGTATAGGATAGCTTGAACCTGATCCCGCGGACAGCGTGGAAGTTATACTATTTCCACCTGGGTTTGCGGTTACGTCGTTTACCACCACCGTACCGCCGGTGGCGCTGATATTGCCTTGAGTCGTTTTATTGATACCGAATGTGTGGGTATGCGAAATCAAGGCGCTTGAAGATTGCGCGCCGCCCGTCCCGCCTCGCACTGTTCCATCGAAGTTGCCGCCCGCGCTGGTAATGCGATTGGCGGCCGAGCCGCCCATATTATCAAGGCCAAAAATAGCGCGACCGCGAAGGTCAGGCAGAAAGAAATTGCCGCCGGTGTCAGTGCCAAATGCGTTATTCCCAACGATGGCGTATAGCACTGAATATGTGGTCGTAGAAATTTGCTGACCATAACACAAAGCAAATGAACTGTTGGGCGCTGTCGATCCGGTATAAGGCAATATGGTCCCGACAGGAACGGTGGTAGGGCTTATATAAAAGCCTTGCAGATAGAACGCGCCATCGGAATTGTTGTAGGTCACAACATATGGCGTCCCGGCAACCAGAGTTCCCGAAGGAATTTCAACGCTTGGAGCTGAGCGAATTGGCTTTGCAGTCAGACTATCGACCGCCAACGTGACCGATGGCGAACCAGCACCGTTCGTGTTGTTCGGGACGAACGCAATCATGGCGTTATTCATGTGCGCCAAAGTGTCGAAGCCCTGATTTGATGTCAGGGTATAGGCAATCGACGTTCCACCTGTCGTAATGGTGCCGGACACATCATCACGCCATTCGGCCGTGCGAGCCATCATGGCGCGGGCGCTGTCATTGACGGAGGATGGCGACTGGCCCTCGGCCCAGTTGATGGTGCCGTCTGCCGTCGCATTAGATGCGGGAGTTTTGGACCACGACCAGAAGGCCATCAGGACACCTGTTGACTTTGAAGGAAGGCATAAAGCTTGGAGAGGTCAGGCGGCGCTGGGCGCGAAGCCATCGGCATAGCGGGTGCCTGGGCAGGCGGAGCCGACATCTGACCGAAGAAGGAGCCCAGAGAAGCGGCTGGATTCGCCGGGGCTTGCTGGGGGGCACCGGACAGCCCGGCGGCGGAAGGCGTACCAGCGGCCATCTGTGCCCCGAATAGTGGCATGCCCTGCGGGGCCTGTGCGGGAGGTATGGCCTGGAATGGTGCCGTAGGCTGGCCGAACCATTGGGCCTCTTGCTGGCGGCGAGCCATCAGGCCCGGATTTTCCTGCCCTCCAGCCTTGTTATAATTGAGGAATAAGCCTTGAGCCTTGTTCCAGTCGCCGGCCTTGACCGCCTCTCCGAGACCTGAGTTCATCCAGCCCGGGCCGGCATTGAACGTCAGGGACGTGAGGGCGTTGCGCACCCCTGGCGGCATGTTCTGGACGCCTAGGGCATCCACCTGACCTTGCGCTTTGCCGAGTTCGGCGTTTAGTCTTGCCTCTGCAGTCGCCGGATCAATCGTTTCGTTCGGGGACTGAGCGCGCGTGCCATAGCCATTGGTGTACTGCTTGTAGTCCCAACTGGATTTCGGCGCGAAGCCCTCAAAGCCTTTGACGGCTGCGATTAGGCTAGGATCAAGGTCCATGGATCAGGCTCATCTTGATGGTCAAACCTACCGATTGATCGGCTGGCTTGCTGCGTCAGTGACCGGTTTTTTCGTTTACGGAATTTACTTGTGGCTGGAGCGCCGCCGCGAAGGAAAGACCCTAGCGGGCGAGGAGCGGCGGCTGATTCTGGAAGCTAGACGACGACAGCAAGAGGGCGCGGAGTAGGGCTGGCGGCAATTGCGTGGCTTGCGTTGCCTGTGTCGGCAATGCAGCGGACGACGCAGAAGCTTGCCGTTGCGCATAGAGTGGCGATTGCGATCGGATGATATTGCCGAGCTTATCGACTTCTGACGCTGTAATACCCTCCCCGATCTTCTTTGCGATGTGCGCGCCGATCGCAAGTGGAATAGTTGCCCCTCCCGTTCCGAGCGCTGCGCCCAAATGGATACCCATATTAACGGGGCCGCTTGGCGCAAACCGCCCAAGCTGGCGCGTCACGTTTCCGATAGGACTGCCGGTGACGACCTGGTTAAGCTGGTCGAGCGCTTCCGGCGAGAAGCCGCTGGCACCGGCGGCATTGTTCTTGAGCAACGGGCGAAATGCCTGACGCGTCGCGTTGTTGATGTTGCCGCCGCCATAGGTCGAAGCCGCCTGCAATTCGGCATTGGCGGCCTTAGTATCGACTAAGCTGGATTGCTTGTATGCCTTATAGTTGGCCCGCGCCTCTTGCAGGATGGAATTTGCCTTCGTGGCATCGCCAGCCAAAAGATCAGCCTGATTGAGATTGGGCAGGAACTCATCAATATGCGAAATCGCCCGCTGTGCTGCGGCGGCCTCAGCAGTTGGCTGGCCTATGGCGTCTTTTTCCTTCGCAAGATTGCCGAGCGCCTGACGAGCCGTATCGATGTCAGCCACCTTGACAGAGTCGACGCCAGGCGGAACGCGCAAATCGCGGATTTCGCCGAACGTATCTCCCGCGCTCTTGGCCGTCGGCCGGAAGCCACGTTGCAGAAGATCATTCTCTATCCCAGCCGCGAGATTGGTCACGGCCGCTGGCTTGATGGCGACTGCAGCAACATCAGGTGATTTGTAACCAGCCTGTGCCGCAGATTTGAGTTCGGCCGCAGTCGGCACTGCGCCGCGCTCTACTGCATTGGGAGTGCTGCTTCCGAGCCCAGAAGGAAGGCCGCCGGCCAGTCCTCCGATGATGCGGCCAGGCACGCCGCCAAGCTGTCCACCGATTTCGGAGCCCAGGCCAGACCCGACTATGCCTGCGACTTGCCTCATGCCGGGAGGGCCGATCCAGCTTGCCGGATTTCCAAGCGCTTCGCCGATCGCGCGCCCATAGGTGCCATTCTTTGGCAACTCGCCTGTGACGTTCTTTTCGAGCAATTGCGCGGCTTCTTCCGGCTGTGGACCAGTGATTGGCTGACCCATCTCAGTCTGCGCCGCATCGCCGATACGGCTTGCAGCGGTTGCAAAGCCCTGCACCAAACCCCCGGGAATGGACTTAATCTGATCCATGAAGCTTGGCGATTGTGGCGCATAATTCGACCACGGACCTACCGAGCTGGCAGGCGCATAGTTTTCCCAAGGGCCACTCATTGCACGGATACCCAGCTTTTCGGATTGGATGGATCGCCACCAAGGAAACGATGTCCTTGCTCAACTGTACCGACTGCCGGGGCTGGCTTAGTCGCCTGAGTGGGGCTAGAAGTCGAGCCATTAGCTTGTCCGCGCAGTTTCGCAATATTGGCATCAATCTTATCGAGCGCTGCCTTAGTCTGCGGATCGACAAGCGGATAGATGCCCTCGCCCGACTTGCCATAAACCTGGTCGCGCTGGTTCTGCAACGAGTTCAGCTTGTCGAGCACCATGGAGCGCGTAGTTTCCAGACCGGAAGCCGAAGCTTCCGGCGGATTGTTCGTGCTGAACCGAGAAGCCGTCGCTTCACGTTCCCGCTCACCGCCGCCAGTAGCTCCTGAATAGAGCTTGCCGATTTCGCCTGATGCATTCTGTGCAGCGATGTTCACGGCGTTCTTTGCGCCGCTCATATTGGCGCTGCTGTTCGCCACGGCGTTATAGCCATTGGCGAGATAGCCAGAGCCGGGAATCGAAGAGATCGCGCTGAGATTTGAGTTGTGCAGGTCGACGAGATGGTCGGAAAGTTCAGCCAGATGTTGCAGTGACGTGTTCAAAAGCTGCTTCTGTCCGCCAGCCGAGTTCGGCGTGGTCTCAGCCATTTGTGTGGCAAATTTGACGCGCTCAGGAATTTTCGTCTGGTCGAAAGTCGGATCGACCTCCTGGGCCAAGCGGATGGTCAGGTCGCGTGCCGCCCCTCTCATGCTGAGATTGGCAGGAACGGCCCTGCCTTGGATCATCGCGGCAACGCCCTCCTGTAGGCTGGGGGGCAGCATTTGGATCAGGTCTTGCTGCGATGCGCCCTTCTGACGGGCATCAGATATCTGATTAAAGAGCTGATCCGAGGTCGTGCCGCCTCCAGGAGTGCCGCCCGAAGGCGAAATTGCCGTGAGCTCGCCCGTAATCGGATTGTATGTCGCCGGGCGCTTCATGCCGGTGAGAGGATCGGTGCCCAGATCCGTGAGTTGCTGCCGCGCATAAAGGCTCGGCGCAACCGCCTTGAGGACTTCCGGGTTAAGGGCAGCTGCTCGAGCGACCGGCTCGGGCAAGCCAGCACCCTGCAAGGCCTGATAGGTGCCCTGGAGGGCATTCATCTGCATCTGCCGCTGATAGTCCATCTGGCCGCCTTGGGCCATTCCACCGACGCCGCGCTGCAGGCCACCGGAGGCTATGCCAGCGCCTAACCCAGCAAGAGCGTTCTGATGCTGGCCGATGAAGTTGTGCAGGCCATTAAGAAAGCCGCTGCCGTCCGAGTTGCCAAACATGCCAGCAAGCGTGGCAGAGCCGGGAGCCATGGAGGGCAGCCCAGGCGGCTGACTCATGGGTGGGGCGCTCTGGGGTGCTGGGGCGCCTTGTGGCGGGATCATTCCCTGCGCCATGGCATCAGCCCCAGGAGGGGGCATAGGCGGCAGGCTGCCACTCATGCCCGTGGGGGTGCTGATCATATTGGCCAAGCGGGCGAGCAGCCCCATTTGCGGGGCGCCCGAGGCCATCGCATTCGGAAACATGGAGGGATCGAAGAAACCGGCCATTGTGTTTCCTCAGAAGAACAGGCTTGCGCCGGTCAGGCCCAATCCGGCCAATTGCTGCCACATGGGAGTTTGCGTCTGCTGGGTTGCCGTCCCGGAGTTCTGCCCACCGAGCGCAGCTATGGGCGTCAGCAGGCTTTCCGCCGAGCCCATGTTCGCGAATGGCAAGTTCTGCTGGAGATTGGCAGCCTGCAATTGCGCCATGCCAGGCGCAGCAGCCAGCCCAGGTATCTGGCCAGCAAGCCCAGCCCCAGCCAGCATGTTCTGATTGCCAAGCTGATTGAAGCCCGTAAGGCCTTGTGCCGTTCCTGCCCCGGCCCCAAAGAGCGAGTTAGAGGCATTCATCAGGTTGCCGGCGTTGGCGTTGTACTGATTGGAAATCAACTGCCCTTCGCCCTGCGATAGGCCTTGCGCTAGGGCCTGCGTATTGCCGGGCGAGAGATCGCGCCCAGCTGCGGCGAAGCGGTCGTTAACCTGGTTGCCGATCTGGTTATTGAGCGCGCCCAGGGCATTCGAAAAGCCCGGCGTATTCATCGGATTGAGATTGGCAGGATTGGTCAGAGGCGAAAGAGAGTTCTGCAGGTTGCCATAAGCGCCTTGCAAAAGGCCGGCCTGATTGTTGGCGCCCCCGCCGCCGAGCAGATTGCCAGCCGCATTGCCGGCCTGACCACTGAAGTTCGATAGGCCTTGGAGACTGCCTAACAGGGAATTAGTAGCGCCTGCTTGGTTTGGCGAAACGCTTGTCCCGACGTTACCTATATTGCCCAGCAGGCTTTGAAGCTGCGGGACAGCAGGTGCCCATGGCGAGGATTGGGCTTGCGTTTGGGTAGTGGTCGTCGGTCCAGAGCCCATTATAAGGCCTTTTCAAGTTTGACTTGTACGAGCTTGTAGTCGGGGAACTCGCGGCCCCATCCGCGCCGTCCCCAAATCTGAACGGACGAGCAGCCCTCTTCCTTCGCGAAGTCCTCGATTGACTTGATATACGGAAGCCATCGTTTCTTTTCGTGCCCAGCACATGCCCAGATGCAACAGAACTTCCGGCCAAGCTCGATGTGCAGTCCGACAACGGCTGATGCGAGGATGAGCGTCTTTGAGGTCGGTTCCGGGTCGGCTTCCATCACAATCCAGAGAAGCTTTTCACCGGCTAATGTCGACTTCTCGATATCGACAAAATCCCCCCCGCCGTTCTGCATTGCAGTTCGCAATTGCCCGGCGACCATCGGCCATATTTTCGAGACATGAGCCGGGTCAACGCAGATGCAGTGCAGCATCAGGCTATCCGAAATGCCGTCAGTGTTGAGTCGGCACTGAGGCCGGATATATTGAATTTGATTTTTCCGTTAGTCGAGGTTTCATCTCTAACGTCTATTCGTAGTCCTCCTGCAGGAGAAGCTATGAATCCGCTCACGGAAATTGACAATGTGTCGTTTGCCCCCGTCGTGAAGCTCGCAGCACTGTCAATTATGGTAGTGCCATCCCATAGCTTGACGAACATTCCGGCCACGCCAGCACTATCGAGAACGCAGACCGTGCCAGATGCAAACCATGTTCCGGCCGTTCCCTGCGAAACTGATGGGCCGGTAAAATAGTTTCCCGTATTGCTAAGGTTGACATCGGCAGTAATTGAGTTCGCAATCGGGCTTGCTGATATTGTCGTTGGCGCTCCTGTCACGCTGGCATAATCAACCTGCGCAAACGTCGCGTCGTTGCGAAGAAATGTATTCGTCATCCCATCACCAGAAAGACGAATGTTCTATCCACGCGCGCGTTGCTGGCATGCGTAATGACGAATTGCCCATTCCCGGCGACTATCGATGTGGTCGCCATGTCGTTTGCCGCGTGCTGTGTGACAGGATTAGAACCTACCCACGAGGTCGCCGCACAGGTCGGCGCGATGACGGTCGTACTGGTCGTGCTGGCCGACAACGTGGCCGTCACAGTCGAATTGATGCGGCCAGCCTGCGCATTGCGGATAGCCTGATTGATGCGGTCCGGCCTTGTCTCGGCTATGGCCAGCGGCGGCGTGCTCATTGCTTGCCGTCCCGCACCATTTCAGGCCGCAGACCAGTGGCATAAGTCCAGCTCGAACCGGCCGGGATAGTCAGCAGTCCCCTTGCCAAGCGGGTTGATACGTTCATCTTGACATTGCCGAGGCTGTCGACGGTTGCCGGTGAGGTAGCCACCGGAGTATTTTGCAGCCGTTCCCTGATCAGGAGCGATACGCTCGCCGTGCTGGCATCCGTGATGGGACGCACATTCTGCACCCGCATTCGATAGGAAGCGTCAAGTTCCTGCTCGCCCGTCTGCAGTGTCGCTTGCAGGTTAGAGCCGGCCAGGAAGCCGATAACATGGCTGCTGTTCGCCACGGCCATAGTGGCCAGCGGAGAAGTCGAGAAGCTATCGAGTGAGAGCGTCAGTGCATCGATTGCTCCGCCGATTGCCCCGCCACTGATGTAGTTATTTGTGAATGTCGAGCCCGTCAGGGTGATGTGCGTGGTGTCGTTGATGACGAATGGCCAGTTGCCATTTGCCTCTGTCGTCCCCGTAACACCATACACCTCGACGGAGTTCTCATTGTTCAGGTTCGTCAAGCCAGAAGTCACGCCGCTGATGGTGAGCTTGATGGCGCCTCCACTTCCGCTCACGGCCCCGCTGATCGTGATGACGCCCGGTGCCTGCTTGTCCAAGCTCTCCAGCGTTATGCCTGGCGTCGCCAGCGACGAGATATATTCCCCGCTCAAGCTCGCCAGTGTCGCGCGCTGTAGCTGCCAATCGTAGAGGATGGCCGAATCAAAGAAGCCCTGCGCGCCAGCCTGCGACTTGAATACCCAGATGATGCGTGGCGATTTCGGGTCTGCAGCGCCTATGCAATATTGCAGATTTCCAGCGTCGACATTGTTGAAAAAGAATCGGTCAAATTTCTCTTTGCCGATGGGCGTAGGAACGCCACCAGGCGGGATCATCCTGAAACCCTGCGTCGATATGAAGAAGACCGACCCGCCCGCCTTGATAGCGCTCTGGGGCGCGAAGATGCCTTCCTGCTCCGATATCTTGTAGAAATCGAAAACCTCCGGGCTGCCCGGATTGAAGATCATGGACCGGCAAGCCGAGTCCTGAAAGACAATCCCATATTGATCGCCACCCGTCACGCCACGGACCAGTCCCCCATCCGCCATGTCCTGGAAGTTAGATTGCGCCGTGACGTTATCCCAACTGGTCGACGCATTGACGTTGTTCAAGCCCGACCATTGCACTCGATAGGCTTGGCTCAGCAGTCCCGAGAGGACCAGGAAGCGGTTGATAACCGACACATAGGAGGCTTGAGGGGGTGACCCCGCAGCATTCGCAAATGCGGTCGGCGAAGTCAGGTCGAAAACCTGCAAGACGGCGTTCTGTTGCGTTGCAAAGACCAGATTGTTGAATTGCACGAAGCTCCAATTGAAGCCACTCGACAGAGCCGAATAGGTGCTGGACCCCAGGCTCACATCGCTCCATGACAAATCCGTATTGTTGAGCTTGTAAAGCTTGGTCGAGGTTCCCGCGATGATGAGGATCGACCCATCAGCATTGCGACAATTGATGAAGCCTCGGCAAGTCGCCGGCAATGCCTGCGTCAATGCGGAAATGCCGGGAAATGGTCCATATCCATCACCCTGCGGGAGAGCGTTCGTTATGACTTGCGAGCTGGAGCCTTCATAATCGCTAACGTCCGGCTTCCATTCCGGGAATGGGATGATAGGCATCAGGGCGTCGGCCCTACGATGCGGACTGCAGTCGGGCCGCGCGCCTTCTTGTCGAGACGGTCGATTTCATCGAACAATTCATCCCGCCGCGTCTTCCAGAGCGGGATATCATCGGGATTGCGGGCATAGGCGGCAGCTTCCACAAGCGACCCGAACAGGTAAATATCGGGATATGCCGTCATCAGCCAGTTGGTCGTATTCGTGGCCGTGAGCGCAGGGATTTTCTGCCAGTATAGCAGCGTCAGCGGCGTCGGGTCTTGCGGCATCACCCGGATAGTCGATGCCTCGATCGAGAAGAAGGTAGGCAGATCAACCGGGCTGCTGGGATATTGGATGGTCAGCAGCGACGGTTCTTCATACTGCAAATCGCGCGCCGGATTGCCTTCCCAGGTCAGAGTGCGCCATGCGAGGAAATCGCTCGGCAATGGCACGTTGCCGACATCGGTGACAGTCCCGCCGCTCACATAGGCATTCGTAAAGACCGACGTAATCAGGTCGATATGGCCAGAATCGATAACAGCGATAGGCCAGCTTCCATTCGCCTCCGTGGTCCCCGTAACGCCAGCAACCACCACTTGGTCGCCATTGGTCATGCCGGCTGAAGGAACTGCCAAGCGGATATAATTCGCTGACCCATTGGAAGCCGCACCCGTGATGGTCGCGACTACACTCGGGATGAGGGTAGTAGCAATCTCCATCTGTCGAACACGCAAGCGGCGATTGGCCGTTGTCTCGAACAGCGTGATGAAGTCCGGGAAGATAGCAGCGATGTCCTGTCGCTGTAGCCAATTCCCCATCGAGACTAAGAGTGACGGCTGGTCAATAAGGCTCATTTATCGGTCAACCCGCAGAAACAGCCAATCATGATCCGCCAGCTTTTTCTTAATGAGCGCATTAAACTGCTCGTCAAAGAGCTTCATGCTCACGTTGCCTTTAGCCCATTCGTCCTGCAGCCATTGGTTCAGGACGTTATTGGGTATGCTGGCGATGTGACGGCCCCATTTCCCATTTTGCGGCTCGCTGGCGAGCTTCTTGTTATGCTCGATAATGTCCTCGGCATCCTGATAGGAGCGCACCAGAAGGTCGCGCCCCTCCATCTTCAAGGTGGTGAGGACATCCGTGCCGCTCATGGTCAGTCCGTATAGTCGTCGGTTTCGAGGATGGCCGCCTTGTCGCGCTTTGGAAGCTGACGCCGCGAATCCGCACGATGCGAGTTCGCCGTGGGGCCGCCATAGACATGATTGCCATCGCGATAGATCGTGCCTTCCTTCTTGGAGCCGGATTTGCCGTAGTCCATATCCTTGGCCATGGCGGATTACCCCTGCTCGCGGATGACGGCGAAGAAGTTGCCCCCGATGGACGAACCAGTCCCGCCCGAGGGCGTAAAGGTGATGGTATCGCCCTCGTTGACGTAGTTATTCGTAGAATTGATATTGAAGCCGGTATCGATGGCCGTAATGGCAGTGCCAGCTGCGAGCGAAAGCGCACCGCTGCCGATATCGCTACCGGCCGAGCCCCCAGCCGGCGTGATGATGCAGGAGGCGACAGTGGTCCCGGTCAAGGCGCCATTCGATGCCATGCCGGTGCGGACGATATGCCCCTTGACCGGAGCAACGCATACCGCAGGGACGGGCGTGCTGCCAATGCTGAGCGTGGCGGCAGAGACCACCCATTCATTATTGGGACGTACATTCGGGTAAGCCATGTTCGTTTCCTTTCAGGCTGTAATCCATTGTTTGACCGTTGCGCGGCTATCGCCTGACAAGGCCTTGTAGCCCCGGCCCCATTTCGTGGTTATCTCCAACCCATGAGCTGACAACTTGCGCCGCAGATGGCAGACAACCACTTTGACTGACGTGCCGATGTAATCGCCCTTGCATCGGGCGGCGATATTATCCTCGGAAAGCGTGGCGCCTTCCTGAGCATTGTAGAGCGCCAACAAGACATCGGCTTCCATTGGCGACAGGTTGACGGGCGCATTGAGGTCAATGCCGGGGCGCAATTGGCCTTCCAGCCACTTCACACGCTCACGAAGCTCATCGTTAAGTCTCCTGAGCTTCGTTATTTCGTCCTTATAGGTGGGATGCACAACGTAGGTGTAGCTCATGCCTGCTGCTCCATCCGGCCGTTGGCCTTCAGGGATGGAATACCTGATACAGACATGCCCTCGTTGAGAGCATCGACAAGCTTCCGTTCGAGCTTCGTCGTCGGCTTGAACTCGGGATTGACAACCGTCTTGTAGCCGTGGACCGGGCGCATATCGGTGCGCGCATCTTCCGGCCAAAGCTCATTGACCGCTGCCTCCGTCGAGAACAACAAATTGATAATGAAGTTGTTCGGTGCTTTTATTTTCTCGTGTTCCTGCAGCATGTGCGGCTTGGAGCCATCCGCGAAAAGCTGGAACACGTGATATCCATACTGCGCCATCCAGACGCGGAATGTCTTTTCCGTGCATCCTAGCTGCTTCAAGCCGAACTCGTGGAACTCGGTAATGATGAAGTCCGGCCGATGCTTGGCGAGCAGCTTTTTCGCCCCTTCCAAAATACGCTGCTCTGCGCCTTCGGTATCTATCTTGATAAGGCGCGGTTGCAGCTTTCTTTCCTTCACGACCTCCCAATCAAGGGTAGTCGCCAGCAATGTCCGCTTTTGAGGATCGGCCCGCGTTTTCTCATTGGTGGGATATTTGCCCGGATCCCAGGTCGCATTCCCACCAGAGCCATCGGCGCAGAGATAGAAATCAATCGAGCCGGTCTTGGACCATAGAGGTTCGTCTATAATCTCGATTGTCGATATGCCCTCGCAGGACTTGCGCAGTTCCGGCAACGCATTCTCACCAGGCTCGAAGGCCAACACCTTTCCGGTATCGCCCACGAGTTCGGCCGCTAGGAGCGTATGCATGCCGATATTGGCGCCCACATCAACGAACGTATCGCCGGGCCGTAAAATCTTGCGAATAGCGTGCGCTACGTCCGGTTCCTTGTGGTCGGCCAAGGTTGGGTTGGCAACCGTGGGAGACTTCAGCAGCCGCGCAACCGCAATCTGGTCGTGCATGTGGTTTACGGCAGCCATTACCCGCTTCATAACGCTCGACCAGTCGCCTACCTTGGTCTGACGGAACAGGCGCGTCTTGGGGTACCATGGCGTGTCGTCTCGCCCATGCAGCCAGCGCCAATCCGCAAACAGCGGAAGCATGATGAACGTCGGGATGCCCAGCGCGCTGGACAGGTGCGGGATGGCCGTACAGGATGAAATCACGAGGTCGAGGTTTTTGATAAGGGCGGCCGTATGCGTCCATTCCCCCTCGATGTCGGGGGACATATCCTTGACGATACGCTGTGCCCTGGCCTTCGCTATGTCAGCTGAGGCCGGCCCGACCTGGATGCTGTAGACCGTATTGCGAGGGTCGGAGGCGAGCGGCAGGAACTCACGGAACGGAATGGACCGGAGCTTATCGCCAGGGAACTGCTTGTTGCCCTGCCACGCAATGCCGATACGCAGGCCTTCGCCCGGCAACCGGCCTTCGCTATTGGCGACCGATAGCAAGCCTGGATCGGGCGGGATTGTCTGTGGCGTCACACCGAAGACCAGAGGCAGGCTTGCAAGGCAAATCTGATGGTCATATTTGGTGTCCGCACCATAGACCGTGGCGACCTCGCAAATCTGGCTGAAACCCTGGAACAGCAAGAGGAGCTGAGGCGTTACAAAGAATGTCACCTTGTCGGCGCGCTCGACTGCCATTTTGACGAAACGCGAGAACATGATGACATCGCCATGTCCCTGGTCGGGCCAGATGGCTAGATGCCCGGTCTTTTCGCCCTTCCACGTCGGCGCATTAGGCGGCTCGCCGGTCTTCGGAAGGATTTGCGCGCGATGCTCATAGAACGGAAGTCCGTTGGCAAAGTCGCCTGCCCGAAGATAAGCCGCGGCAAGATCAAAGCGACGTTGTCCATCCGTGGGTTGGAGATCATATGCCTTCTTGAAGCATGAGATGGCCTCGTCCATCTTGCCTTGGTTGGTCTTGACGACACCAAGCAACTGCCATGCGCCAGGAGACCTCTCATTTTCCTTCACAACGGCTGCGCAGATCGACTCGATTTCGTCGTACTCGCCGGCCTCGACCAAGATTGTCGCCAGATTGAGCGCGCAACCATGGTCCTTCGGATTGAGAGCAACTGCCCGGCGCAACATGGCAATGCCGGCATGGAGCGCATCGCCACTTAAGCTCGCCGCATCAATACCAACATTGTTGAGAGTAGCCGCCCTGGCTATGTCGAGGTCACTAATCTGCTTCATACGAATCCCTATCGTTGAAGTTTGAATGTCAAATGCTGGCATGAAAAAACCGGGCTGCTTTCACAGCCCGGAGTTGGGTCATCGCGATTGCGACAGACCGGGAGGAGACTTAGAAGTCCGCATTCAGGATGATGACGCCAGAATTTGTCGTCCGACCCTGCAAGAAGGCAGGACCGGCGCTATTGCCCGACGACAAGGTGGCCGCTGCGGTAACAGCCAAGGTCAGAGCGCCCGTGGTCGCACCGAGCAAGAGCGCTCCGGTGACCCCATGGGCAGTCTGCGCCTGGTCGTAGATGGCAAAGCCGCCCGCGGTGAAGGTCAACGTGGGCGCTTTGCGCATCGGGCTCGGCAACGGCACATGCACGATGGCAAGCGACGCTGCCGAGTAGCTCGCCGGGCCAATTGCGATACCCGCAGTCGGCTCGTTGATGACCTGCAGATAGCGGGTGGCGATATTGACCGTTTCCGCAATCTCCAAGTGCTCGTAGGGCGTCACGCCGCCGATCTCGAGCTGCGGACCGACAAACTGCAGGCTTTCATGAGTGCCCGCAGTCGTGCCGGCCGAAGCCGTATAGGCGAACGCAACGCCGAGCTCGGTCGCACTGGCCGGAACCGCGCCACTGCAAGCAGTGATGCGGGTCAAGGTCGTGGTCGGCGTGATGACGGCGGAAGCGACCGTGGTCATGCCCGACCAGGCACCCGAGAACATCTTGCCCGAGCTTTCATTGGTGCCCGTTCCGGCTAGGATATATGCCGTAAGGGTGCCACCGGACGCGCCCGCCACCCAGTTGGCGTCATTCATGATCCAGGTCGACAGATACACCGTCTGACCCTGCGCACGAATGGAATCGGGGGTTTCGATGACCTGCCCGATGCTCAAGCCAACCGTATGGGTGTCACCGACAGAACGGCCCCATTGATAGGATGCCGTAAAGCCAGCCGCCGCCGTATTCGACGCCTGGCCCGCAGTCCATACCAACGAGGTGCCAGAGTTCGCATTCCAACGATCGGCGGTCAGGACCGGAGTCGGGCCGTTGCCGTTGAATGACGTGCCGAGCTGCCACGGATTGATAGTGAAGTCCGTGCAGTCCAGCAGGTTGCGCGGCAATGCCGGATTGCCGAGGCCGTTGTTCTGCAGATATGTGACAAGCTGCGCCATCGTGGCCTTTTTGACGCGGTTGCTAACACCCGCATCAAACATGTCCACTTCGGAAGTCGACGTAACAGCAGCTATTGCGCCTTCTGCATCAATTTCATATTCGCTCATGTGGGTGTCTCCTTAGCTGGTCGTGTTGTCGAAGACGCCACCAGAGGCCTTCTCGTTGCGAGCCACCAATGTGTACTCGCTGAGGATTTCCTTGATGTCGGAGTCGCCAGTCTTGGCGATTGGGAAGGACACGAAGCGCCGGCCATTGAGATAGGCCACTGCCCACATGTCCATTTGCAGGGTGAACACGTCACGCGAGCGGGAGAAACGGTCAGGAGCAACGCGCAGCGTGCCGAAGTCCGATTCATAGACATCGACGGCCGCAACGATCTTCTTCTTGTCCGTATTCTCAATCGGGGTGGCTCGGCCGGTGAAGGTCGAGAACACCTGCTTGTTGAAACCGCCGGTCAGGATCACGTCCGGCTTGCCGCCAGCGTTCCAGATCGATTGCAGGACGGTCTTGAGGTTCGCCTCGGTGAACGCGCGCTGCGTGCCATCCGTGCGGGTGCCGGTGCCATCGGCGGCGGCCGGGTCGGAGCCCGTTGCGCCCTTGCTGGTATTGCTCTTGATCCATGACAGCAGAGAAGCCGTCTTGCGGGCGGTCGTATCGTTGCCGGAGTTCTTGGCCTGATTGACGCCGCAGAGAATGGTTTCCATGTCGCGCTTGAGCTCGAGGCCCTTCAGCATTTCCTGATAGGCCATTTCGTCATCGCGGCCGGCATGCTCGACCGCACGCTGAGTGCCGGTGACGCGCGGCGCCTTGCGTGAGATCTGAACGATGTTCCCGAGACGGACGGTCGAGGTCGTCGCATCGGCAATCACGTCATCACCTTCGAGTACCGCATTCGAGCCGTTGGCAGCGGCCAAAGCCTGGGTCTGCCATTCGTGGTTGACTGCCGATGCCTTCTCCTTCTCGATGCCCGACATGAAGGGGGTTTCGGTCGGGTCGATGCGGTAGATCACATCGGAGAGGTCTTCGCGGTTGCCAACCGCCTCATAGGTGGCAAACGTATTGGTAGGGAGTGCCATTGTGGGTCCTATCTGGAAGCGGCGCGGCGGGCCATCAAGGCGCGGGCCGCGTCTTTCACGCTTCCGGTTTGATCGAGACGTTTGAATAGGTTTTGGACATCGGCGGCAGCCGCAGCCCCCTTGGGCTGAACAGTGCCAGGCCGCTGGACAGGCGGAAGGGTCTTGGCAGGCGCGGTCCTTACGGTCTTCTGCGCATCGCGATAGCGGACGCCATCCAGGAGCAAGAGTTGCAAGCGATGGTCATGGAGGGATATTTTTTCCTCTCCACGCCAAAGCTTGGCGAGTTCCTGGTCGGCAAATCCGAGTTCGTGCAGCACATCGACCGCCGCGCCCTGCAGCTTGGTCTTTTTCGCAGGATCGGCCAGCTCAGGAGCCTTATCGAGAAGTGCAGTTGACTCGCGCTGGACGAAGTCAGAGAGCTTCTGAGCCTCTTCCTGCGCTTGCCGCTGTTTGGCCTGCTCGACCTGTTGGTTTACAGCGGCAATTCGCTTCTGTGCCGCATCCCACATGACGTAGCGGGGCCAGTCTTCTCGAGCGAGCTTCTGGACATCCTCGATTGAGCGGATATCGGCAAATTCTGCGCTCTGCTGCTGCTGGATTGCCTGCAAGAGGGCGGGCAATGCCGTCTCGTACTGCTGTTGTGCCTGTTGCACCTTCTGGCGATCGGCCTCGATTGCCTTTCGCAGCTCAGCGGCTTCATTCTGGGTCCGGCGAACCTCTGCACTGGCCTTTCTGTCATGCTCAAGCAGGAACTCCTGCGTGCCACGGTCGAGTTTGGCCCAATGCTCGGCTCGGTCCTTCGTCCAAGACCTCGGCAAGTCGAGTGGCGGCTGGTCAGCCGGGTCGCTTGCTTGCGTCTCGCCAGTGGCCTCCGTTTCGGGAGGGGCGGCGTCTGCCTCATCGGCAGATTCGGTGACAGGTGGCGGTGCTGCCGGCTCAGGGCGCTCCTGCGTGGCCTGTTGTGTCTCTGGGGTCTTCTTATAGCGATAGCTCGCCAGCGTGCGGGCAGCTTCCCGCGCCGACATGGCGGCATTGTCCTGGGTGTTTTCGATCTGGACAATAGAGATCGGCTCGCCGGCATCGCTGCCAGCGCCAATAGCTTCATCAGACATGGATTATCCTTGTTTCGGACGTGCGCGGTAAATCTCAGTCGGCAGATAGGCCAACTGGGTATCGAAAATGAACCAGCGTTCCAGGTTGTGCAGGTCTATGGCCTTGCGCGGAATGAGCCTGCCTTGCCGACATCTCGCCTTCCATCGGCGCAATGAATCCCGCTTATGCCGCATTGAGTTTGCCCATCATGTCGATTTCGCGCTGAGCCAAGCGGCCATCAGCGACGACTTTCTTAAGCTGTGTCTGAACGTTCCTCAGATTGGCCTGCGAGCGCCACAGTTCATCCCGCAAAGCCTGGTCTTCGCAGTCCTTCCAGGTATCGACATAGACCTTCTCCAGATAGGCGAATGTCTCCTGCAGCAGCTCATTATGGAGAAGCGCCTGCGCCTGGGCTTGTTTTCCTATGGCGCGGCTTAGCTTGTATTCATCGGACATCGTGGCTTATTCTTCCTATCCCCTTCCGAAGAGGCAAATGATGACGAACTTTTTCAGTTTGCACGGCCGCACCACGGCGCAAAGCACCTATGCCGGAATCGATGAAAATGCACTGCCTGGTCAGCACGCCATGATGTTCGAACTGCTCTCATCTCTAGTCCCTCCCGGCGCACGGGTGCTCGACCTGGCCTCCGGGATGGGAGCTTGGCCGCAACGCTTGTCCGACAATGGCTATGATGTGACTGGATGCGACATTCAGCCAAATCTATGTCGTGTTCGCTGTGAGAAGGCAGACCTTAATGAAGCCTTCTCTAATAGATTTGGTGGGCAACAATTCGACGCCATTACAGCAATCGAAATGTTGGAGCACATCGAGAATCCACGCCACATTTTTCGCGAAAGCAATCGACTGCTAAAGCCTGGGGGCACGCTACTGCTGTCCACACCGAACGCTTCCGGCTTTCACTCCCGCATCAAGTTTCTAGCGACCGGCAGGTTTTCAATGTTTGATGATGTCCAATATCATGGCATTGGACACATCAGGCCAATCACCTATTGGGAGCTTGAGAAGATGCTGATAGAGGCATGTTTTAGCGTCCAACAAGTGAGGTTTCACGACAACTACGACCTCGTGCCTCACAGCGTCGGGGAAATTGTGAAGCTTCTTTCGTCTGTCCTAAAGCCGCTCCTTCAGGGAGTTGCTGGCGGACAGGTCATTATAGTCTCGGCTACAAAGGCGCGCGACATCTAGAAGCCACCCCTCATGTTCATTCCGCGCCGATGAGGATTTATGTATTGCACGAGACCATCGTATTTTGGTGAGTGTGCAGGAGTAAGCATAGATTCCAGCACACTCCAAAAGCCCGTTTCTGCCCAATACCCGATATCTGAGAAGTGATTGAACACTGTTCCACCATGGTTAGCCCAATCGTTCAAAAGAATTGTATAAAAATTGAACATCCTTAAGTCACGATTGGCAGCAGTATACAAATTGTACAAACTTGGATCAGAATAATAGTTATTTCTGAAATCATAATCCACGAACGTTTGACCACCTTCGTAAGCCAATACAGGGATTCCATTTAGATTTGAGTCGCCAGTGGCTGCGATGATATTTGGAACCATATAACCAGCCATGACGCCGCCAGTAGACCCATTCTGATTGCCGGGCATGATAACCCATGCGGGCGTTACGGCTCCTTGTGATGTGTTTTTCGTCATGCAAGCGAAGTATGTGGTTCCAGCAGCCAGTTGATAGTTTGAATTGAGCGCTCCAGCCGCATTGCCGAAAGGATATTGAATCGGGAACGCCGTTCCTCCGTCTACGGCAAGAGTTGGTGATGTGCCGCTATTGGCGTGCGCCTTGAACTGAATCATTTGCTGATTTGCAGGCGACGAAGGAAGGGACCCATTTCCCCAAGAGGCGTCTGAAGTAAGGGCATATGCCGTGCAGAGGCCGCCTGTGACGGTTCCTGTCGTAGTATTTGCTCCGGCGCCGGTCGGCACGGTGCCCCCAGCAAATATTTCATAGAACAGCTTGTTCAGTCCTCCATCATTATCAGAAGTCCACGCTATGGGCGCGAAGAATGAAACATATGGCGCCACACAGAAAGCATCTCCATTTTGAGCCATCGTGCCTGAAAATGCCGTAGGATCACCGCCGTATTGGGAAGCCGTAAACGTCAAAAGAAAATCGTTGGTTCCGGTATTTGAAAATTGACCTCCGAGCACGCGCGTACATCTAGACCCTAGAACAGCCTTGGCGGCATTCAGCGTCTTCACCATGCGAAGATAAGTTTGACAATTACCAGCCGTGAAGTCGTTAGGAGCGGCCGGGAAATTCACATAGCCAGACGCAACCCAACTTGCAGGCCAATTATTGGTGAACATCATTTCATTTGCAAACTCGACATAGACATGAGCACTCGATGAGAGATTGCTTGCGGCAAGTGTCGCAGCTTGCGTGGCATAATTATCATCTGCCAGAACCGGAATATTGATCCAACAATCTGCACCCGTAGCATTGCATAGGGCGAAGCATACTTCTAGTGGGACGATCCCGGAGCCAGCCGGCCACTTGACTTGATCCCCCCAAAATATCCATCCGGCAGTTGGTCTATTGCTCCACGTCGTCTGGGTGCTTCCGTTCGTCCCCATCCAATCCATGAACCGAAGCACTTTGAAGGGCGCGATCCGATTGAGGAAGGCCGGATTAAAGGAAAGAGGGTTGTTAGTTATGGCCGTTTCCGCCGGATCGATAATCACATCAGTGGCAGTAGGAGCGTAGACAAAGCGAAAATTCTTGGCGTAGTTTCCGTCTGTGGTTCCAGTCTGGAATATCCGCAATCCGCCTGTGCTCGGAGTCGTTATGTTGAATATCTGCCGTCCAGCCGTGGATTGCCCTGCATTGAACGCAGGTCCAAGATCACCGTGATATTCAAATGTGCCCGCTCCGTCATAAAGAAAAACGTACGTTCCAGCCACATACGGAGAAGGCAACGTCTGGTTTACATAAAACCCTAACGCCAACTGCGTCCACGTATGCGCTCCAGGACCGGTACCGAACGTCGTCGCATACCCATTGCTATCGAGAAAGTTGGCGTAAAGTGCGGCTTCTTCGCTCGTATCTGGATTTGATGCCGTACGAGTCGTCCAACCGCTTCCGTATTTCATCATATTCAGGAATGGATTTTCAGATGTGCCACCTTCCATGCCTGTTAGGTTAATGCCGACCTTAACCGTCATTAGTACACATTGGTGCCTAATGAGGTCATATATGCGTTGACCAAGCCTGCCAAAGTATCAGATTGTCCGGTAGTGAGGCCACCGCCCCAGAATACGACAGCAAGCTGATCGGCGCTAAGCCTGTTCGCAGAACTGACATTTCTAGCTAAAATATAAATCGATCGATCCGGTAGTGCTGTTGAGGCTTGTGTGACTGAATTAGTTTGGGCTCCGCCGTTCCGCCGGATGTTACCGGCAGATGCTCCGGTCCTGCTTGTAATCACCAAGCCCTGTGCATTAGGACAAGTTAACGCCTCTCCTACAGCATTACTTTCATTGATCAGAATGTCCGAGCCAGCCCCATCATAAGCATATTGTTCTATATTCCATGTGCTAGTCGTTCCTTGACAACCCAAATTGTCATAGCTTTGGTTTATGGTCCTATTCGTCATATTATAAGCGCCAAAATGAGCGCTATTCTGTTGGAAATTTCCGCCTGCAGTCGATGGAACAAATCCGCTATCTAGAAACGCCGCTGAAGCATCTCCAGCATATCCGTGGCTTGCAGTGAATGTCGGACTACCATGTATCGTAAACGTGCCAAGATTGGCGATGTCTATTCCAGCCTGGAAGGTGTTTTCGCTGGCTAATAGCCACATGCGATCCAGGACGGAAAAGAGCGAGTTTGTTTTCAGGCCCTTTATAAGGGTATCAACGAAGCCCTTTTGAGACGTTCCGACTGTACCACCAGCCGTCACAACGGCATTTACCCAAGCTGTTGTAGCCGAATCAAAACCGCCCGTTTGAGTCCACGATGACGATGCGTCAACCGTGGAATTGGCACTATTGGCACCCTTTTGCTGGAAATGAACATAATAAGTCCCTCCAGGCGTCAGTCCGGTCGCAGTGGCATTTTGCGTTCCACTGCCACTGACAGCCTGGTTACCAGACGCTGGAGCTGTAGCCCCTGTATTGTCTTGGCCGGCTTGAACCTGCGCCACAGATGGCAATGTCGCACTTGCGGTCACAACCCAATATAGCGTCCCATTTCCGGTATCTGTAGAAACCGATAGGGACGCAGTAGGATCAGTAGCCGAGGAACCTGTGGGACTCGTGAGATTTGGTGCAGGAGGCTGATCAGCCGACCCGGCAAGGGGCGCACCACCCATCTTACCGAAATCAAGATCAGCCCCCATAAATCCAACCATCAGGCACACTCAGTAACTTGCAACGTGCCACCGGATGAGACTTGGACAGCCGAGACCTTTTGGCCTGGCGTCACGCTCACATATTCAGCCGCACCGGCAGCCATATAGACATCGTTGGCCGTAGCCGTTGGAGTGCCATCTCCCACTTTCACATAGGCCGCCGTCGTCACGATAATGCGTACCTTGTAGGTCCCTGACCCGAAAGGATTGGTAACGACGCCTGCAGTTCCCGTATATGAAAAATTCTGCGTGGTGCCCCATCGCGCAGTGCCGATATATTGCTGACCAGCCATAGCGTTTCCTTAAGTGAAGTTTCCAATCGCGCGGATATGGACGTTGGCGCCAGTCGTGATCTTCCATGCGCCGTTCTTGGATACACATCCCATCTTGACGTAGATAGGAGCTAGGTCTGAAAGCGTACCCGTCACGAAAATATTGACTGAGGTGGCGTTATCGAGCAACGCGACAGTCCCAGCGGCAGTCGTCTCCGGGATGACTAGAACGCCATCAAGCCAATCGCCTGTTGCGCCAGTCGAGCCGAGCACAGTCGCGGTCTGCGAAGCAGCCACATCCTGATAGGTCTGCGATGCCAATACGACAGGAGCGGATGAGCCTGGAACAGCGCGCCCATTGGCATTGCCACCCGACTTGACATTGATATCCAGCGCATTGCCCGTCGACGTGATGGCGTTTCCAGCACCATCATTTAGATCGACAGACGAACCTAGGGCGGCACCCGACTTGATATTTACGTCCAGCGCGCTTCCGGTTGAGGTTATCGAGGTTCCAGAGCCGTCATGCACATTTACTGATGACGATGCGCCGGATTTGATATTGACATCCAACGCGCTGCCAGTCTGCGTAACTGTGACGCCAGCGCTGTCATTTAGAACAATGCGCTGTAGCTTCTTGGTCTCGGCATCCTCGCTGATATCGTATGTCGCAACCGGGATGTTCGCGCCGGTAGTGGGGGGGATTTTGACATCGGAAGTCGTCATTGCAGCAGCAGAAGCGCAATAGCCTCTTCCTCGTCATCATCGGCCATCTGGCGCTTAATCTCCGCAATGTGACGCATTACCTTGCCCGTATGCTGCAGGACTTCCGCGGTGTGCTTTGCCTGCGTGGCAGCCTCCAGGCTTTCATGGATAGCGCTGGCCTGGACTTCATCGGCCTGCTGGGCAGCGACCGCAGCGGCCTTGGCAGCCGTCGCTAATGCCACCCTGGCCTTGCGCCGTCCTAGTGTGGCAGCCCGTTCCTCGGCTTCCTTGGCAAGCTCGCCAATGAGGGCATGCCAGCGTTTACGGCTGAAATAGCCGCCGCTGATGCTTCCGCCACCAGTTGCGCCGGGTGCAGTTCCTCCGCTCCCGCCGAACAGCAGTAACAAGCTCATTGGGCGGGAATGGACTCGACATGGGAAACCTTGCCATCGGGACCGCGTACAATGCGCCGTGGTGCGCTCGCGGCCTTGAGGGCATCCGTGATAGCCTGGGTCTGCGCGGACGCGTGGGCGGTCAAATGCTGCCCAAGCTGGCCTAGCGCCTGCGTCAACGGCTGCGAATCCTGGCTGACTTGAACTGCTGCCTTGGGCTGCTGTGGCTGGGCGGCCATCTGCATCTTCTGCTGGCCCTGCGCCAAGGTCATTCCGTGCTGCTCGCGGGCCAGCGCCATCTCGTGATTTGCCTTGGTGACGGTGAGCTCGTGCTCGAGGACCGCCAGTTTGGCTTCGAGGTCGAACTTCTGTTGCGCCAATGCCGCATCGGCCTGCATCTTGGCCTGCTGATGGGCGGCATCCGTCTGCTGCTTCTTGTCCTGCAATTGACCTTGCATCTGGATTTCGAGCAGCTTGGGATCTGGGGGCGGCTGAGGTGCCGGAACAGTCGCAGGGTCGGTGAAGAAGTCGTTGAAGTCCTTGCGCCCCGCCAGCTTGGCGAACTCGACGCCCGAGTTATAGAGGTTCTTGTCCGAGACGATATTTCCCTTGCCGGCCGCCACAGCTTGAGCCTGCAGGTTGATGATGGCCTGCAATTGCTGCATCTGCTCGGTCTTGCCGCCGGAGCCGAGGCCGACCTGAACAGTCATATCCTCCCGCTTTTTCCAGTCGCGCGGGTCGATCGTGGTCCACTGATTGCGCAGCTTGACGGTTTGGGCCTGACTGCCATTCTTGCGAATGACAGCATGCAAGAGCAGGAATAGGTCTTTGATGCCCGTCTCCGCGAAGATGCGGGCAATGAGCTTCATCTTCGCTTGCGAGGCGGAATAGACTTGCGCAGCGGCCGTCGCCGACTGATTCTGGAGGGCTTCTGCATCAATCCCTTGGCTAACGTGAGATACGCCAGTTCTCCACTCCCGCTGACTATCCATATATTCGATGACCGGAAAGGCCGCAGCAGCGATCGAAGGGACTTCTTGCCAATTAACTCCACCTGGCATCTTCGTACGGACAATCCCGCCGGGCCGCGACACCAGCAAGTCGTCAAGCGTGGTATCGGTGGCATGAGTTTCCGAGACCTCGACGCGAGGATTATTAGCGAGATAGACATTATCCAGGATGCCCCTCAGAATTGCCGTCTTGACCCGCTGAATGTCCATCACGAGGTCGGCAACAGACCGGCCGAAAAACCGGTGCGTCACGATGAACGGCGTCATGGCGGCAAACGGAATCACGTCCGTCTGCTCTATGACCTCCTTGCCATCCCGGCGCAGGATTTCGCCCTGATCGCCGCCAGTTACGACCATGTATAGCGCTGGCTTGTTATTGCCCTCATAGTCCATGCGGACGTAGTGCTCAGTGATCTTGATCTGACGATTGGCTTCGTTGACCCCCTCGTCACCACCAGCTGCTAAGTGCTCATCAACCGTATCGCGCGACAGCTCCTCGGGATTGGTGAGCATGGCGTAGGTCGGAATGGCCTTGATCTGGTCGGGGTCATAACCGTCCGCAATCAAGTCCTCTTCGCGCCGAATGACCTCATGGAAGCAATAGCCGCAATCCCGTAGCGAACGGGCAAAGCGGCTGATGCCGAACTCTTCCGGCGGTACGCCCTCGACGCAGGCCTTCTGGACCTGGCGCTTGGTGGCGACAGTCACGTCATGAAGCTGTGGGGGCGCAACCGGGCTAGGCGCGGAAAGACCAGGTTGCGCCCCGCCCCCCATTGCTGGGGTAACTGCCGGGCCACCTGCAGCACTGGGGGGTAACCCTTGCGCAGGCGGCCCTGACATCGCCGGGGAGGCAGACGCCGGCAACTGCAATTGTGGGGCTGGATGTGCGCTATGGGCTACAATCTCGATATCGGGATTGGCTGCCAGCAGCGCATAGCCATCATCGGGAATGTCGTAATAGGTTTCCTCTTCCTGCTCCTCGTGGTCTTCCCACCAGACTTTGACAATGCCGACCTTGGAGAGCAGCGCATCCTTGATGAACGAATACAGGACGAGAAACCCAGGATTCTGCTGCATGAACACATGGTTCACATAGTCAGTCTCCTGGACGGCAGCCTGCACATCCTGCGGGCCTACCGGATTGAACTGCATCACGTCGTCAGAGCCGGCGAATATCTCCATCAGGCTCGGCATGAGCCCTTCGATGGTGTCCGCCACATCGCTCGAGACCGCCTTGGACCGCCCATCCTGGGGCGGCATATCGCGGTTCATGTCGCCGTTGTAGTAGTCCATTGCCGCGGTGCGCTCGGAAGACAGCTTCGAGGCGCGGACAGCCGCAAGCGCGTCCATCTTCTCAGCAACCAACATGGTTTTGAGTTCGGACAGCGACTTTTTGGGCATGGGCTATTACGAACTGGAGCTTCCGTCTAAAGGGCCATTCGATAACCGATCAATAACGGCTACCGACTCGTCAATGCCCTTGCCAATCGCATCGTAATAGGCGTGATGCTTCTGCATGGCTGTCTCACGCTTGCGCTCGGCTGCGACGATCTTCTCGGATAACGCATCGAGGCTATCGCCAGTGGCCTTGGTGAAGTCCTGCGCACGCTCCGTCAATGCGTTCAGCTTGCCAAGCAGGCTCATGGGAGCAGGCTTGCCGGTGTGAGCGACAATGAGATCATGGGCCACCTGAATTGCGCGGGTATGCGGGTCGCTGGCGAATGGAGCACTGACGAACGCAAATGGCGTACCGTCAGCGTGCCAGCCGGTGAACTTTAGAACTTGCTCGTTGTTATCTACGTAGCTCAGGCCGGCCGTGTGGAGCTTGAGCCTGCCTTGGCCAGCGGCTTCGAACAGCGTGGAGATGTTATCGATGCCCACATTGGATCATCCAGCAACGCGCCCATTCGTAGCACGCTGCTTTGCTTTGTTTATTTCAAGGTTCTGGAACCTATTCCAGATCTTGCCTAGAGCATCTTTGCCAGATGTGGTACTTCGTCCCGTAAATTCCTTCGCCACATCTTTCAGCTGCGAAACAGGTAAGTCCTTTATCTGGTCAAAAGCGCTCGGGAATGCCTGTGAATCCTGAAGATGACCCAAAAGAAAGTCGCTGACCTCTTGCGGAGATTTGTTAGTGAAGTCCATGGGAGCGACCGCAGGAGCGCCGGCAGTCTGTTGGGGCGTCTGAATATTCTGCTTTGCCAGAAGATAGTCGTTATATGTCTTATTCGCATATTTCTGACTGCTGAAATTCTCATTCACATGCGCGAGAACATCGGCATCGCTTAAGCCGTTCGTTCTAGCAAACTGCGCTAAGAGCAGAGGGTCGTCCTTTAGAAACAGGCTCCTCATCGCTTGCTTAATAGCAACAGGGGCCATTGCCGGGGCGCCTGCCGTCTGGCCCCCGATATTGGGCGTATGCTCATATCCCCCAGGATTTGAATACGCAGGCGTCATCGGATTGAACGGCTTGAAGTTAGCAACAGGCTGAGGAGGAAACCATGGCGCTGGTTGAGATGGGATTGGCGTTGCCGATTGTCCATCACCTTGCGGGAAAAAGAATGGCAATGGCATCATGCGTTCCCGAGCGCGGGATATTTGATAGTCCGATTAAAGCCAGGCCCGCCGCCGCGCCTGTCCAGCGTCATCGCGAGGTAACGGAATGAATCAGCCGGATGGCTGGTCCAGTCATGAACCGGAGACGGCCGCAGGACTTGCAGCTTTCCGTCATAATCCGCGCGGTATAGTTTGAGGGCGTCAATTCCTCGGGCGCACTTAGCTGCATCAAACCAGCAGCGCGGCAGGAACATCCTAACGGCATTGATGCCATCTTCCACCCGATGCAATGGCGCGACCGTGATGTTCCTCAGCCCAAGGCTTTCCAGAACTTCCAGGCGGCTTTTGCCCGTTCCCAACTCCTTAGCTTGGGCGTCGTGCGGAACAATGTGGCCACCGTAGAGATATGGCCGTGCGTTGATCTCTCTGACGTAATGTCCAAGATCGGCCCCGGTAGCTTCGTAATAGTCGAGTATCCTAACCTCTCGACCAATGACTTGCGACCACCAAATGGCAGTGGCGTCTCGGATGCCCAAGTCCCAAGACGTCCAGACGAGAGATGCAGGGTCATAAGCCACTCCAGTAATGCGGCTGTCACGCTCAGCCTGAGCCATCAGCTTGCCGTAGTAGGCGCCAATAATGGCTGCCTCAAACGAACATTCCATCTCCTGATCGTACTCTTCCGGCGTCAAATCACGTCGGACGGCTTCAAGCTCGTCGGGCGGAACTAATCCCGTCTCCGATGCTTTTAGAACCAGAGAGTACCAATCAGGATCGGCTAACGCTTTCTTGTGGATATCATAGAAGGCGTTGCGCCCTTTTGGCGTGCCGATGAATGTGGCCTTGCCTCGACGGTCGCTAAGAGCCGGACGTATGACTTGAGGCCACAGGGCTGGATCGTGCTGTGCAGGCTCGTCGAGCACCACGTCATCAAGGTATATGCCACGTAAGGCATCGATATTATCTGCGCCGTGCAGTCTGACCTGGCCGCCATTATGGTAGTCAACTCGCAGCTCTGCCTCGTTGATCGAGGCTCCAAGCTCGAGCAACGGGCCTGCAGCAGCCTTGAGATAATCCCAAGCGATGGTTTTAGCCTGGTTGCGCAATGGCGCAATATAGGCGCTCCTGTGCCTCAACTTCGTGGATCGCAGCGCGGAATCCTGCAAATCGTTAATCGTCGCTACTGTCTTGCCCGCCCTGCGATGGGCGACAATGCAGGCGAAACGCTGTGTGCGGCGGTGATAGGCTTCAAACTGAGGACGGGCGACGTAATCAAGCCGGATTATCCGATCCATCCCCATCCCGGATAACCCCTGTGACAATCATTCCAACCGGCGGGTGATCGTCATCGCCTACAATCGCCTGCGGGACTTTGCCATCCACCCGATCGCCAAATTCCTTCATTGCGCCACCATCCCCGCTAGCGGCAGCAGCGCATAATCTCGCAGCGATTTGGTCGAGCAGATCGGGATGAAGTTCCAATTGACGTATGATGGCAGCGCGAAATCTCTTATCCTTGTTCTGCGAACCTATAGGGCGTCCACCAGGCATAATTTTTAACTCATAAATATATGAACTAATTCCTATTTCGACGCAGCGTCAGCCAGCTCTTGGGCTGCCTTGCGAGCCGCCACTGTCCACTTCTCTTTCAATTCCGCGGTATTCTTGGATACCTCTGCCTGCTGCTGCTCAAGCTTGAGTTCCTGCGGCAGCAATTGCGCCATGGCATGGCAGAGATGGCCGAGGGTATGCTGAATCTCGGTGACATTGCCCGATGCATCCAGACCATTCAGGTGATGATCTCCGCGGGCTTTCCAGTCAATCATATGTCACCTCTCGTAGGCGCATATCGCAATAATGAGTGCGATTACTGCAACTACCATTGAGAACGCCTCATAACCCGTCATTTCATGCCCCTGCGACTGTCGGCGCTGTGAGAGCGCCCAGCGAGCTTGTGGCCTTGACCATGGCGATATCCCTTCTCGCCAGCTTCCGAATAAGCAATAGCTATGGCTTGGCGCTGAGGCTTGCCAGCTGCCATCTCGGTCTTGATGTTCTGGCTCATTGCTGCCCGGCCGCCACCTTTAATCAATGGCATCTTTCCTCCAATCGCAGCCGTAAGCGTCGTCAAGACATTCGCGAACCAGCCGCGCTATTTCCTGCATCTGTTCCTCGGAGACGCGGCCCCAAGCCAATATCGTCAGTTGACGAACGCCATCGTCCGTTGCCGCGGTCGAAACACGAAAATCGACTTTGGGCCAGCGTGGCATGGCTACTTCTTCGGCAACCGCTTGGCATAGTCGCTGTTGCGCTCGATATCGCTATCGGACTGCTCCCGTTTGGCAGCGCGATAGTTGCCCGACTCATCAATGCGCGGATCGGGATTGAGTTTCACGTCATTGCCAGCATAGGGGCCAACGCCCTTTTCCTTACCCATGGCCTAATCCTCTAATTTGGCGCGGGCTAACCAGGTCGCTCTGCGCCCCAGTTTGAGCTCTTGCGGCGCCCCCGCGCAGCGCCACCGTATCCCATCCTTAAGCCGTTGCGCTGATCCTGCGCGTCCCGCATTTGGGGACAACGGCAAAGCCGGGTGAATGGGACACCCCGGCTATTCGCATTCCAAACTTTAATCCTTCAAAGGATGCCTGCCGAGGTCGCGGCGACTGTCGGCATGATGAAGCTTGGCCTCCGACCTGGCGCGAATGTGGGCGCGCTCGCTGGCCGGGGCCTTGTTGATGAGCATCAGGGCAGCGCGAGCACGCGTCTTGTCCTCAACCGGGAAACTGCGGCCCTTGCCGGCGAAATCCTTGGCTGGGATCTTGGAACGAGCCTTGGCAGTCAGTCGAGCCATGGGAAACCCAAAATGCAAAGCGCCCAGCAAGCCAGCCGGGCGCAGTGATTCACGACATGATTCGTTTAGGCATTTTCCTGTTTTCATTGTCAAGCCCATAGTGACGAATCAGTGCGTCAAGGCCTGATTTGAGATGTTCGATATCCCCTCTGGGACAGGCATGACCATGAACAGCCACCTGGGCAACCGCACGAGCTGCGCGCTGGCCTGCGTCGAATACTGCCCCGTAAGCCGCGTCATAGCGCTGCTTGCGGCGCCGGCATTCACAAGGCTCACAATTGCGCTCGCCCTTGCAGGCGAAGCCCCTGGAGCCCGTAAAGCCTTCCATGGGCACGCCAATCACTACCCGATATTCAGCCACCGTGATGACATAGCGCTGGCCGGCTTGGTACTGAAGCTCGGATATTATGCCGATGAGGCACAATCCCCCCAACGGCGTGGCGGCCTTCTCGTTCAGCCGCTTATCCTCCGGTAGCCAGTTGCGGTGCGGCTGACGGGCCATAAGCTCGTCATCCGATATGCGTCGGACGTTCTGCCTTCCGGGGACGTAACCGCGGAATTTGCGCTTACGCCCCACCCTTGCCATCGTGATTTGCATTTTTGCCCCTTGTCATCCGATGACATCCCACAATGTCTCGCTCGGTCCGTTCACCCGGCTGTTGCCCACATCACCGACCTGGCGCGAGCGGTTGCCGTGCTCGTCCTTGGTCCATGGCGTCGAGGAGCAATAGGCTTGCGGCGTGGCTTGGGCGAACCTCTTGAGTGCAAGGCGCTCCCGCTTGCGTTCCGCCTGCTCACGCCATCTCTGACGGCGCTTCTGCAGGCTGTCCCATGTGAGCGTCATCCGTTCTCTCCTGGTGCTTCGACCCGCTGGCATCCCACCGCCAGCCCAATGCCGCCGAGCTTCTGCGCGTCCTGATCCATCCAGTCCTTCGCAGCCGCAAGGCATTCCTCGATGGTCTTGACCTGCCGGCTTGAGGACAAATCCTGTTGGCCTTCCGGGGTGACCAGGACAACCGTGAGCATGATGACCCAGGCCGTCATAGCGGCTCGTCCTGATAGACGAGGACCGCGAAGCAGACGGCCCAGAAGAAGCAGGGACCCCAGAAAAAGATCGGCATCATGCCACTGCCTCCTCTACCGGCGGCCATTGCGTCTCGAACCACCAGCCATTCGCTGCTTTGGACCGGGGTGCGCTCAGCCCACGAACGCGCCTCAAATAGGCGTCCCAGGCATCCATTTCGGGGGTGCCGTCGGCGACAAAAATTTTTGTGGGAACTGAAACCGGCGCAGTATCTTCGGGTTTATCAACTGTGCGGCTCAGGACATCGCCCCAACGACCAGCACGAAGCCATCCAGCAGGCAGTTTCACGTACTGCATTTCCTTGCCGATGCACTCGAACGCATATTGCCGAGCTGCGTTGACGATCGTAGCCGACGACACGAGCCTGATTGCTTGGCGATATGCCTTCTGCGCATCGATCTTGCCCACATGGCGCGGATAGACTTTCCAGAAATCCTCGAACCCCTCTAGCTCATCCATGGTGTGCCTCCAGCCACACTTCGCCTTCCGCAATTCCCGGCCTCTTGGCCATGCGGTGATGGGGAGATTGGATAGCGCGTATACCCGAGATACCTTTTTACGTCGGTCAGGACGCCCGGCACGCAAAACTACGCCGTTCATGTCTCGGCTGCGGCCATAGCCCCAATCGGCGTTTGGCCCGGCGGAAGTCCTCTTGCGAGGCGAAGTACCCGCGCGCTTCGTCCCTGGTGCGTCCAGGCCCGGCAATTTTCCCCAACTGGCTCGATCGGCATAAGCCGGGCCACCAAATACTCGTTGACTTTCAATAGTCATAAGACTATTTTCCTATCAACGGACTAGGGTTTTTGGTGTGTTGGACCCCTAGTCAGGGCCGGGGCGACTGCAATCGCCGCCGGCCTGTTTTTTCCCCATTCAGACTGGATGAGTGCCCAACTGGGCGACCGCAAATCGCAGCTTCGCGCCGCGAGAAGATGTCGGCTTCGATTGCCGAGAGCCGTCGCGATTCCCCCGGGGGCCTTTGTTCTTTCGATAGCTCGGTTTTTTTGTTTGGTCGGGCGCCGGCCGAAGGCGAATTTTTCGATCTCCCTTCGATTCCAACTCTCTCAAGAGCTGAAGCTGGCCACCCTTGGTGTCGTTGAGTTTGGCAATATTGTCGTTGTGCTCGTACTCGAAGCACTCGGAGGGCAATCCGTCCTTGCCGATCTTGGATACGACGTAAGCTCGGCTATACTGCCAATCGATGAAGCCGACGACCGGATGGGGGAACTTGTCCTTCTGGGCTATCGAGCAAACTGCCATTGAGCATGTCTGCGTATTGCCCACGCCCTTGAGCTTGATGGAAGTGCGTTC